GCCGTGAGCACCTCTCGGTGCAAGCCCGCCATCACGCTCGGATACACCACGTAGTAATCGCCCACGCCACCGTGCTGAACGGCCGGCGCAGTACCGGCGGTCATGTCCGGCTTGGTGATCGCGTACAAAGGTGTCGTGTCCGCGTCGATCGGGTCGACCCCGTTGGGTGCGGTCAGTGTGAAGCTGCGCAACACACCATCACTGAAATCGATCGGCACTCCGGGTCACCTCCTGTGGTTGTCGTGTCTCATTGTCAGGCCCCTGGGGTCCCGGTCGGGCCCTTGCGGGTACCAGGCGACCCGGTAGCGCCCCGCCGGCCGCCGGAGGTCGCCAGAGGGCCGCGGCGGGTGCCCGGGGATAGGCGGCCGGGCGGTAGGACGGTCGGCGCCGCCGGCGACCGGTACCCGAGCACCCCGAGCACCGACCGGCCGACGACGGCGACACGCTTACCGGGCGCCGACCGGGCGGCCGCCCCGAGCACACCGCGCGCGGCCACAGCGGCAGTCTTCAGGGACACCCCGCGCGAGACGGCACCTACGGCGGCCAGCCCGGTCACGACCCCGGTCTTGCGGGCAGTGACCCGGGCCACCGATCCGGCCGCAGCTGTTGCGACCGTGGGCGACACCTTCCGGCCGGTACCGGTCGCGCTGGCCCCGGCCGCCGCCCGGGTCGCGACCGGCAGGGTCTTCCGGCCGGCCCCGACCGCCGCCATCCCGATGCCGGCCCACCCGGTGACCGCCCGGGCAACCACCGCGGCGAGCGAACCCGTCGCCGCCATCCCGGCCGCGGCGCGGGCGGCGACGGCCGACACCTTCCGGCCGGCACCGGTCGCTGAACCTCCGAGCGCGGCCCGCGCCGCCGTCGTCGCCGTCTTCCGGCCGCCGCCGGCCGCCGCTGCACCGATCGCGGACCGCCCGGTCGGCGTCGACACCTTCCTCGCCGTAACCAACCCTGCCCCGCCAACGGCAGCACCGGCCGACGCCACCAGGACATGTTGGACCGTGCTCACACCGGAACCACCGAGCGTGGACACCACGGACACCGCGCGCACCGCCGGCGGGACGATCTCCGTGCTCGACCCGATGTCCTGCGACACCCGGTCTATGACCATCCCGGTCGGCATCCCGAGCTCCGTGGCGGTCGGCGCCCCGTACCGGATCCGCAGGATCGGCAGAGCTGTTGTGCCTCCGCTTGCCGACTTGGTATCGAGCAACGTCCCGGATGCGTCGTAGATCTTCATCGTGACGGCCCCGGCTGCTGTTCCGATTCCTGTCCACACCAGGGTCACCCAATAAATCGTTCCGGCAGTGAGGGATATCGATGCCGCCGTCGTTGCCCCTGTTCCGGCATTCGCGGTGAGGGTAGTTGTCCCATTCGCCATGATCAGGTTTCCGAGACTCCCTGATGATGACCGAACGTCGATGATGCGGGCCGTAGCGGTCGCTGCCCCGGGAACGGTCAGCTTGAGCGTTACTGCGGCCTGCGCGCTGGTGGTGTCGTCCCAGCCCACGAACCGCTGAGCCGCGGTTCCGGAGAACAGGATCGACAGCAACCCGTCGATAGCTGCGTTCGTCCATGTCGGCGACCCGCCGGACAGCAGAACGTTCGTCCATGGAGTACCGGATGAAACATCAGCCGTACTGACAGGACTGCCGTTCGTCCCGCCTTCAGCGTTGTTGTCGAACCTCGTCATTGCGGCGCATCAATCCCGGTAGAAGGTCGCCCAGAACGAACTGACATTAGAACTGGACTCCTGTCATGGTCGCGCCGTCGATGTACGTGTTCGCGTCCGTCCCGAGGGTGGGGAAGGTGATGTGGCCGGCCCAGTTGCCGCTGAACCTCGCCGTGTTGGTGTCGTTCCCGCCGCTGCCCTGGTTGGCCTGCGACCGGTCGAACCGGTTCCGCACCCACGTCCCGAGGTGCGCACCCGTCACCCACGGGTTACCGCCGCCGTTGATGCAGTTCTCACCGCCACCGAACTGGCAGTCCCGGACATCGAACATCGTCGACGGCCCCTGACTCGAGAGGATCATGATGGCGCTGAAATCCGGGCCCGACATCTCCCCGGTCGACCACTTCCCGGTCCCGTTCGACGTCCACGGCGCGACGTACGGCCACCCACCCGGCTGCGACCCGATCGGCACACTGATGCGGGCCGCGGTGTCGGCGAGCGCGTACGCCTGCGCTTTCGTGTAGACCACGCCGGCGGCCGACTGCAGGAGAACGTGCGCGTACTGCAGGGCCGGCCGCGCGTCGATGATGACCCGGTCGAGGACCGTCCCGGATCCGCCCGCTTGGACGAGCCCATCGTTGTGGGTGACCTGGTCGGTGGGGTGGACGTCGCCCGGGGCCGCACCGGTCCACCGGGCTAGCCGGCGGATCACCACCCGGTGCAGTTCGACCCCGGTGGGCCAGTTGATCTGCGCCGACGTGTACCCGGATTTCGCGACCGACACGCCGTCCGTTGTTTCCTCGATCAGGCAGTCGTTCAGGATGAAGTTCTGGCCCTGGATCGCGTTGCGGTTCCCAGGTGTCTTGGGCCGCAGCACGCACCGGTTCAGGACGATCCGGCGGGCGTTCGCGTTCGTCACCGACACCAGTGGGGATCCGGAGGTGTCGCCGGTGATCAGGCAGTCGTTCAGCGTGATGTCGGTGCCCGTGAAGCTCACCCGGGCGCCGTCGAAATGCACCCCGTTCACGACCTGCCCGGTCGTCGAACTGTAGGTCGTGTTCGACGTGACCGTAGTGGTCGTCTGCCCCCACGTCGCGATCTCAGCATCAGTCGGGAGATCGGGCCCGACCGTGCAGGTCACCGTCGCGGACGTCGAGTGCCCGCCCGCATCGGTGACCGTCGTCGTCGTCGAGAACAGCATCAGGGCGCCGGCGCGGTGAACACCGACTGGTTCAGCGTCGCCGCGACCAGCGTCCACGTCACGGCCGGCGTCGACACGGGGGTGACCGACGCAGCACCATCGATGACCACGGTCGTCGGCGCGCCGACCCCGGTGGCACCGGTCGAGTCCGTGACCGACGTAGTCGTGGAAACGATCTTCCGGTCGACGTCGGTGTGGTTGACCGTCAAGGTCATGAGCTCGCCCGGCTGGTAGTTCGCCTTGCCGTAGGTCTGACTGGTGATGACGGGTGCAGCCATGATTGGTTCCTCAGTTTCGGGTCGGTGTTTCACGGGAAACATGCACGGCCGGCCCGGACCAACCAGGGCCCGGACCAACCGGTAAAGCCAGCAGATCAGATCGCCGTCGCGTCGAGGACCAGGGCGCCGATCGCGACCGTGACCTGACCCTGGGACGCGAACACCTCGGGGATGACCCGCTGAAAGTACAGCTCGCCGATCGCAGTGATGTTGACCGCCGACCCACCGGACGTCGTCGACAGCTGAAACGTGTCCGTCGTCGAGCCGACCACGAAGTACGTGGTCCCCTCCGTGAAACCGGTCGGCAGCGACTCCGCGAACACGTTGTACACGCGGACCTGGTTCGTGTTCGCCAGACCGTGAGCAGCCGACGTGATCGTGTCCGAGGTGACACCAGCCGCGTCGACGGTCCCGAACCCCTTCGTCGACCCGTTGATCGGCGCATACCCCAGGTAGTTGCCGACCGCGTTGCCCGTGCCGGCGTTGAAGAACAAAAGATCGGAGTAGGTACCAGCGGGCACGTCGATCGTGAGCGCCCCCGAGTTCGCCTGCTGACCAGACGCGGCCGCCGACCACGCCACCGCGACCCGCGCGTACGCCGGACTACCGCCGGTCGCCTCTGTACCCGTGAGCGTGGTAGCGGTACCCGGATCGCCGGCAACGCCAACCCCGATGAACTTGATACCCGACGTCGTGTTCGTGATGCCCGCCGAAAACGCGAGGTTCTTCGCGGTGTCGTTGAACGGCATATGCCCTATCTCCCTTGGACCCGGTGCGAAAGTTGGAACGGGCCCGGCAGACACGATGTCCGCCGGGCCCGCGATTTCGTGCTCGGACTTACTTGCTGGTCGGGCCCGGCTTCGCGGCCGGCTCCGACTTGGCGCCGGTCGAGCTCTTCGTCTTGTCCCGATCGGGGTCGTCGGTGAACAGGGCCTCGACCGCCGCGTCGGCCGCCTTCACCGCGTTGTCGGAAGCCCGCTCGTGCTCGGACTGCAGAGCGGCAATCGTCGGGTCCTGGGGGGCGTCCTCGACCGACGTGCCCCCGGTACCCGACACGCCCCGGGCGACCTGGTCGACCGCCGAGACGGCCTGCTGCCGGAACTGCTCCCGGGTCTGCTCGAGCGCCACGTCGCGGTCGCCGACCATCTCGAACCCGGGGGTCTGGTCGGGGCTGCCGTCCGCGCGCAGGCTCATCATCTGCACCCGGTCGACGTCCCCGTGCGTCGGTACCGCGGTGTTCGTTCCCTTGGCCTCAGCCATGGTTGTCCTCTCCCTTGCTCTGAAAAGTGGTACCAGCGAACCGATCAGGAAGCCGGGCCCTGCAGGACCTTCCACGCGGAAGCGTTCTGCAGGGTGCCGTCCGCGCGCTCGAACGCCAGGAAGCCGACCTGCAGGAAATCGGCGTACCGCTCGTCGAGACGCATCATCTTCATGTCCTGCACGATCCGGACGACGTAGGCCTCCCGGATGCTGCCGAACCCGAGCGACTTGGAGCCGATGGCCTCGGTCGCCATGTCGTTGTTGAGGACGAATTCGTAGCCCATCAGGTTGCTGGGGACGCCGGCCTGAAGGGACGGTTCCCACAGCGGCCGGTTCTGCGAGTCGAGGATCTTCCGGACCGCCTTCCGCGCGGTCTGGTGACCCATGAACTTGAGGTCGGACAGGCCACCGTAGGCGGGGTCGAGCGACTCGATCAGGTCGACCAGGGCCGCGAAGTTCACCCCACCGGTCAGCGCGAACGTGCTGGACGTGGTCGCGCCGACGGTCGCGTTGGTGACGATCCCGTCCGGCTGAGCGGTGCCGGTTCCGGTGGTGAAGTGCTGGTTGAGGATCCGGCCGATGCGCTCGCCGAGGCGCTTGGCGAGCCAGGCGTCGAACTTCGGGTTGTCCTGCATGAGCTGGTACGACACCCGGACCAGCTTGCTCGTGTACATGTAGCTGTCGAGCGAGTTGGTGCCGAGGGTCACATCCTGCTCGGTCACCGCGGTGTTCTCCGCGAGGATCGCACCCACGTTCCCGGTGTCGTCGTTCGTCGGCCACGGAATGTTCTGGCCCCCGCTGGTCTCCAGCAGTTCGGCTTCCTGGACCATCGGCCCGAAGTACTTCAACTGCTGAATGATCGCGTCACGGAACGCCGGTGGGATCGTGTACCCACCCGCCGTGGTCGTGGTGCCGGCCGCGTTCTGCGGGCTGGTGAACTTCGACGCGAGCAGCTGCCGGTCCTCACGCTCGAGGTTCGACTGCCCGTTGCGGATGAAGCTGTTGAACACCCGCTCGTAGCGGGCGTCTTCCTCGTCGGTGATGTCCTCGGCGGCGGCGACGACACCCTTCCGGTCG